TTGAATTACTTTTGCTTCATGAATTTTATCTTGAAGGTCAGCATTAAGTTTAGATACTAAAATTTCTTGATGTTTTTGAGTTTTAGCTTCATTTAATAACAATTCTTCAATCTCGTTTTGAGTTGCAGGTTCAAATAATTCTTGAAAAACTGGACTTTCTCCTTCTTGAAATTTATGAATTTTCCCTGTTGAAATTTCTTTTAAATAAGTAGTCATATTTATCGATTAATTGGATTGTAAGTAAAACCAGTTGTTATAACTTGTGAATCTGATCCCGAGGTTGACATTAAAGAAACTCTGCCACTAGTATCAGTTAAAGTTTCAATTGATGAAGAGTGTGCGTTTGAAGCATAGGATTGAAAACCTGAAAAATTAAAGTTTCCAGATGCTGCTACTGTTGTCGTTTTTGCTGGATCAATTAAAATCAAATGGATTCTTGTTGAACCAGCTGAATAAACACCATAAACAATTGTTTTAGCTATTAATTTTAAACCAAGCGGAACACTTAAAGATAACAATGTTGCTGTTAATGGCGAAGCTGAATAAGCTCGATTTTCGATATAAGTATTATATTCGCAGGTATAAGACCCATCTAGTCTAAAACTATACGAGCCTCGACGAATATTTCCGCTTGCATCGGTTAAAACACTGAAAATATATTGGTATTTAGAATAACCACTTGGCAAAACTGATGAGCCTGCATTGGCAGTTAAAGGATTTGGAGCTGTTCCAGCTACGCCTAGAATACAACCATAATCTACAGTTCCATCTGCATCTTTGTAAATAGCAAACCAGTGGTAGGTTGAACTATTAGCTCTAGCTCCGCTCAATAAACCATTACCACCGTTGCCAGCCGTCCAAGAACCTGTTGATTGTAAGCGTTTAGTCATTGCTGTTGCTTTAGCTTGAGCAGAATTATCATTTAAGGTCATAGTTCCAGCAAAAAAATCAACATCAGTGTTTGGAGTTGCGGAATTAATGCCTGCGGTTATTGGGTCAACAGGAAGAGGCAAATAAACAATACCTTGAGCGGTGGAGGTGGCGAGTAAGTCTCTAACTGCCATTGCACCAGCACCAGTAAAATAAGGAAGTTTATTATTTGCACCAGTTAAACCAGCTAAAGCAGTTAAATTGGCGTTTAATTGTTGAGCATCAAGAGTTGCTCGTGCTTGGCTCGCATTCTCGTCGTCTAATAAGGTTTTAGCATAATTGGTTAAAGTTGCCAAACTAACATCGGCAAGGTTTTTAGTGGTTAAATTGTTGCCAGCGGTATTAATGGCAATTACTTGATCTGCATTAGTTGCACTTATCGGAAACTCAATATTGTTAAGAAGGGAGCTTTTAGGCAATCTTACAACACGATTTAAGTTTTCTTGTATTTGTTGAGAAACTAAAGTTAATTTATCTAAAGCACTTTCAACAACTCCGCCCGAATAAATGTCTGTTCCTTTATCGGTAAAGTCAGCATTTTGCGTTAAATTTAAATTTCTTAATATAGAAACTTTAAAATTATTAGCAGGAGCGGTATTTAAAACAACACTACCTTGCTTTAATATCCCGTTTACAAGGTCAGTTGATGTATAGGATATAGTATAATCAACTGTTTCGGTTTTAATTGATTCAACATTACTTAAATCAGTAATAACTACCTGTAAAGAAAATTTTGGTGTTGCGTTTGATTCGTAAAACACAGGAAAAGGGAAAGCAAAGGTTGTATTTACCCCGTTTGCTGTATAATCTGCTCTTAATGTTGTTGTTGTAATAGTCATAATTTAAAAAAATTTTTTTTGTAAAAATATCATTGTTAAATAAATTATCAATATTTATTCTGTGTTTGTTAAATTTTCTTCAAATTTATCCATAGCAGATGTTAAAGCCCAATGGTTATTAAGTGGTATCATTCGCCTAACAGCTTTTGCATCGGACGGCGATATTTCGTCAGTAAACAAAGCTCTAGTTGCGGTAAAACCATCTGAAATTAAACTTACAGATGGACCAAGTAAAGAAGCCCCAGCGGATCTAGCAGCATATCTTGAAGATTGTTCAAGACCTGTAAGTCCTGCAAAACCTATACCAGCTTTATCGGCAATGTGGGAGTATTCGCTAATTATACCTAAAAATGCACTTCTATCTAACCCCTCCATCAACCAAACATTAGGATCGCTTGACGGCTCTTTGCCAGCTATTTTTTTTCTAATCCAATAACTAAACATACCCATAGATGTTGCGGCGATAAGCCCAGATAAAACCGCCATATCTTTTTTTTGTAAATTTGCCAATAAAACTTGTTGCGTAGATGCAAAAGCAAAAGTTCTAAATTGTAAAATAACTTTTCCTGTTTCGGTTCTAGCCCATAATGGCAAATCACCAGCTCCAGGAGTCACAATAGTCGAATCTATATCTAAATTTAAAGCATTTTGATATAATCTAACGGCTGTTTGATTATCCCATTTTTCAGTATTTGCTATCCAGAATTTATTATCTTTGTAAGAGTGTTTTTTAATTTGATCTAAAACGATATTATAATTATCTTTGCCAATACCAATTTTTGCCAAATAAGTAATATCGTTTGGATTAGCTGAATTGTAATTGCGAATAATATCAATCATTCTTTGTTGTGATAAGATGCCACTAAAACCTTTTTGCATATCGTTCCACATAGGCATTAGGTTTACTTGCGACATTATCTTTGAAATGCTATCTAAAGTTTTTTCAAAACCTGATTTATTTGAAAAAGGCTCAAGTAAGCCACTTAAACTTGCCATTCTTTCAGGTTGAACAATATCTCTAATATTTCCAGCTAATTTCGCTTCTTTTACATTTAATTTCGCACCTTTTAAGTCTAAAATTAAATTAGGTAAAGTTTTTGCCCAAGTTTTTAGTCCGTGTTTTGCAATTGGCATAGCAATATCTGAGGCTGATGATAAAACAACCATACCCATTTTAGTTACATAATTCATTGTTCTAGCTAATCTTGCACCTCGCACCAGCAAATCATCAGGATTTTTTGGAGTTTTATAAACACCCCTCATAATTTTACCTAAAGAGTCTATGTCATTAATAACTGATCGTTTTTCGTTATCTAATTTTTTTAATTCTGCTGGGTCTTTGATGGTTTTTGCAATTTCGTCATATTCTTGATAAATTTCGTCCATAGCATTTTGTAGTGTTAAATCTCCATCAAAAGCTCTTGCTATCTCTATATCGCTTGACAAAGTGTCTTGGTAATAATTTATAACTTTTCTTGCGTCATTTTCTAAAAAAGGTTCTAATTCGTTATCTCTTAAAAAATTTAGCGTTCTTTCTTTTAATGGTCCCCGAGCCGATATTTTAATAAATTTATCGTCGATATAACCCAACCTTTCCTCGCCCTTCATTTTTGCAACAATTTCGCTAACAACATTTTCTAAATAATTATTCTCTAATTCGGGATCTCCAAAAATTTCTTTATATTTAGATTGATTATCATTGTATTTTTTTGTTAATCGTATAGCTTTTGCGTCTAACATTCTTAATTCTTCTTTTGCTAAAGCTTTGTTTAGTTTTGCTAATTTTTTTAATTCAATTCTAGTTTCTTGACCGTCAACAATTTCAAATTTAGGTTTACCATTTTTTTGTTTTAAAATTGTTTTAATTTCGTTTATATTTAATCCTAAAGACTCTATCTCGCCTATTGTTCTTTGTGCGTTTTCGTATAAAATAATTTTATCAATTTGCGTTTGCGTGTATATTTTTTCACCTCTAACCTCCCTTTCTATTAAATCAAATAAATCATTAATAGTTGATGTTTGTTCGCCTAATTTATGTTCAGCAAAATAACCAGCTTGCTCAACAGCCTCTCTTACATAATCAAGTTGATATTTGTATGATGCGTTTTTTCCATCTTTTAGTAATTGCCCTTGATCTTTTAAACTTTTTTTTCTAATTAAAAACGGATAGTTTTTATTAGTAATGCCCATTGCCCTTAATTCGCCAGTTTCATCTATAATTCCGCCTTGCTCTTTTATAAATTGCAATAAAGATTTTGGTTTATTTTCTTTAATTGATTTATAAGCGTCTTTTAATAACGTTAAAAAAGAATTTAACTCACTTGTTGTATAAATTAAATCATTGCCAGAAACATATTTATTATACATTTTTTCAATATCTTCTTGCCCTAATTCTATATTTTCTGGTAAAGCTCCTCTTTCAATTTCTTGGTTAATTAAGTCATTAAATTGGTCAATATCATATTCTTTACCTTTGGCAAAATTAATTAAATCAATAAAATCTTTTCTATATTCATTCGGTATTATTGAATCACTTTCGATTTCTTTTGGTAATTCTATCTTTTGATCTTTGCCTTTAATAACAATTTCCTGATCAGCTTTATCTAAAGCATCTTGTAATTTAGCTTGTTTTGTTCTAATATCTAAAATTTGCGAGTTTAGGTTTAGCTCTTTTTTTGCTTCAATTGCTTTAATTTGAGGAACAACTTTATTTTTTAAGCCATTTTTTAATAACTCTCTTAATTGTAATTCTCTAGCTACAATTTTATTTCTATTGTAAAGTCTGGGAAAATAAGATTGCCCAGATTTCATCAAGTTATTAACCGAGTCTTTTATCGCTGTTGGTTGCACATTAATATCACTATTTAATAAACCAACATCTTGAGCTTCAGTTCCTAATTTTGCAAAAATTTCTTTACGAGAAACTTCTGCTAATTTTTGAATTTCTGGCACAGGTGAAGTATCGCCATTTCTTAAAGACCTTGCAACTTCTTCAAAAAATTGTATATCATTTTTAATTCCCGCTTCAATTTCATTTGCAAAGCCTTCTTTTTTTATTCTTTGTTTAAAATTTTTATAGGCTTGATTTTCCAAAGGTTTGTATTTGTAATAATAACTTGCTTGCAGGCGTTTTTTGCTAATTTCAGCAGATTGATAACTAGCTATACCTTGTGCGTTTTTATTCCAATATAATCCAGTGTTTATTAATTTTTCAGCAAAAGACCTAGGCTTTAAACCGTATTGCGTTTGCGTTAATCTGTTAATTGGATTAAGATTATTAATAACATTTATTTTTTTGGTTAATTTTTCAGCTTTTACAATGCCAGCAATATCTTGGGTTATAGTCGATATTAAAGATTGATTTTGTTTAGCAAAATCTCTAAAAGGTAAAGGTTCGATATTTTGTTTTTTTGCTTCCGCTAAATAAATTTCATCATAATATTTTTTTACTTGATCTAATTCGATTTTGTTTTGCTCTAATTGCGATCCTTTTTTAATTTCCAGGTTTTGTGTTATTGGATTTATTTGGACATCAGCTGTTTCAGTTTGTATATCTTTTTCAACTTTTTTAACTAGAGAATTAAATTTTTTTTTGCTTAATAAAGCACTAGCACCACCCAATACACCGCCAAGTATAGTTCCGCCAGCTATATTAATTAAACTTTCTTCCGTGGTTCTAGTTTCTTGGGTTGCTTGCAAAGCACTTTCGCTTAGGGCAACCGATGTTCCACCCGCTGTTGCTGTGATAACTGCACTTTTAGCAATTTTACCAGCTTTATAAGCTTTGTAAGCCGTTCCAAATGGAATTAGATTAATTGGGCTTAACAAACCCGCACCAACTCCATAAGCAATCCCTTTCCAACCGCTACTAGCTAAAATTTCTTCATTGTTTAATTGTCTTTCTAAATCTTTTTTTAAAAGCTCGGCGTTATTTCTATTTTTAATGTCTTTAAAATTTTCCCAGTATGGAGCTATGGGGGTTTGATCAATTTCGTCCATTAAATAATCAGTTATATCGAAATCAGGATCAATTTCATCTGTAAATTGAAAATTAGATTTTAATTTAGCAATACTAGAAACAACTTCATTTTCTCTTTCAAAAGCGGCTCTTGCTATTTGTGAGTCGCTATAGATTTTTTCTTGTGGTCTTGCAAATGGTGCTAAAAAGGGGCTAGCTTGGCTTGCATCTTCGGGCGTTCCATAAAAACCCCCAGCTAGCTCAGTTTGCACTCTTCCTTGCGTTAAATCTAATGTATTGTTGTTAATGTTATTATCTTTCATTATCTAAATTTATTTATAATTTCTTTTTTATCTAACTTTTGTTTATTTTTTTGTTCATAATTTTTTGCGTTTTCTTTATAAAATTCCGCTTGCTCTACTTCAGGCGTAAATATTACTTTTTGATTATTTTGGTCAAGTAAAAAACCTTCTAAGCCATATTTATTTTTTTGTTCGACAATATAATAACTAGGTTTTCCAGTTTTTAAAGTTTGGATAACAGGCACTAATGAATAAATGTCGGGAATATCTCTTACTGATTCAATTTTAGTATTTTCAACAATTTTATTTTTAAATTGCTTGTTAATCCAAGAAGTATCGCCATTATTATAATTTCTATAAAAAACTTCTGGGGCATATCGCATTACTTGTCTTTTTCCAACAGCTGTGGTTGAAAATTCGTTTTTTATTTGCATTTTTGCAAATTCAATAGCACTGTCCTCAGTTGCGTTTGTGTTTAATAATTGATCTTTTACTAAGTTGTTAAAAGTTGTTTTTATCGATTCATTGGCAACTGGTGCAAATTTAAAGAATGGGTCATATTCATCTAATAAATCTTCATATTTTTCATCTAATTTTTCAGTAAAATTTTTATTAGAAACTATTTGTAATTTTGCTTGGCGGTCAAGTGATTGATATTTACTTACCTCTTTATTTGCGTAGTCTATAACTTGCGATGCTGGCAATCCTGCGTTAGCACGGTTAGATATAGCCATTGAAAACCTAACATCATCATCATTAAATTGATTTTGTAATTGTGGATTCGATTTAATAACATCGGTTATATTTATCGCTGTTTCTAATTTTTGTTGAGGTGAACCTATATTTAAATAAGAGGACCAAATACTTTTGACTTGTGAAGGAACATAACCAGTCTTTTGTATAAAATTTGATGTTGATAATGTCGGATCTATGCCTTGTTTTTCAGCGTTTTGTATAGTTGTTTGATAAGCTAAATCACCAAGTTTTTTATCTTCGCTATCATTTGGATTTATAAATACTTGCCCGTTAGCTATTAAATTTGCCACTCGGGTTTTTTCGTATTTTTTATTTAATTCTTCAACAATAGCTTTTTGTTTTTCAGTTTCTCTAATTATATCTTGTTGATCAATCAAACCCGCCTGAAATCCAGTGTTTAAAGTAAATTGTAATTCACTAGCTAATTTATTAAAATTTCCGCCACTTTCCAATCTATTATTAATATCGTAAATAGATTTGTAAATTGCATTTTGCCCATATTCTCTTTTTTTAGAGGTGATAACTCTATCCACATCAAACTCAAAATCAACCGCTTCTGAATTAGCCTGACGGGTTAATAGATTAGTTAAATTTTTATCATCTTTAAAATTATTTAAATAACTATCTACATAAATTTTACGATCTTTTAAAAACTGATCTTTTGTTTTTGCGATCATCATACCATCAGTTGCTGGCATTTCATTTAAAGCTATCCTTTTTTCATTCTCAAATCTTGCTAAATTTGTTTTAAAGTCTATTACTTGTGCAGCATTAAAATTTTCTTGTTCTTTAAGGGCTTTAAATTGTAATTGCGTTGCTACATTCATCAAGTTTTGCCCCAACTGCCCAGCAATTTGACCTTTGACTTGCTCAACATTGTCAGGCGGTGCAATTTCAGTTTGTGTTGATGGTTTTGATATAATGCCGTATGAATCAGGAATTTTTACCATAAATTAATTTATTTTGAGGGTTGAGTTATTGGTGGCGGTTGCGTTCCTTTACCAGCGTTATCTAGGCTAGAATAACTTTGCCCTATATCTCCAAAAGAAGATATAATTGACATTCCAATTAAATTCTTTCTTTTCTTTCTTACTTGTCTTGATTGATCTCTTAAAAAATTAGCTTGCCTTTTAGCGTTATCTAAAATATTTTTTTGCGTTATTTCTTTATCTCTTAAAGTTTGATCTAAAATATTTAAAACAGAGCCTTCAAATTCTGCTCCACTAGTTGCTATTGCTACTTTTTGATCACCTAATAAGTTTTCAAATTGTCTATTTGATTGTGCGGCTTCAAATTGCCCTTGCTCCTCTATTAATCTTGCTTGATCGTCAAGAGCCATAGCCTGTTTTTTTAAATCTTTTCTCGCTTGCATTGCTGAATAAATTGATCCGCCTAATTTTAAGGCTGATCCAGCTGCAAAAAGTGCTAAAGGTAGTGCCATATTACAAACTTACCTCATAAGTTATATTTTTTATATTCATTGCAAGTGGTTCGTCTTGCGATATAGTAAATTTTTTATCGTATCCCCAATCACTTGCAACTAAAACTTTTTTAATTCCTGTGTTTGAAGCTGGGGCTTGATTCCATTTATCATTAGCATTTCTGGCAACAATTATTTGCGTGTTGTTGTCAATGCTAACTTGACCGCCCCGAGAATTAAAAAACTTTATAGCTAATTCTGTAATTCGCAAGTATTTATTTTGTTGAGAACCGATTGCTTGCAATAATTTTTTACTTTCTACGGGCATTGATGTAAATATCGAGGAATATTTTAAACCAACAGTTATAATCGAATAATAAGAACTTAAAGTAACCTTTCCCGTGTTATCGACAACTTTAACTGGTAAATCTACTGCTTGATCACCGCAAACTTCAACAGTTGCTCCTATTAAATGAGTTAAGCCACTAACTTCATTTGTTGCAATTGCCCAGTTATTAGCGGTTAAATTATTACTTGTAAAGTCTCTAATTATTTCAATAGACACGGTGGTTGCGTTTGTATATGCGGTTATTTTTGCCCTTCCATCGCCATTAACATTGTTAATTTGCTTGCCTACACTATTTGCAGAAAAAACGGAGCTTCCAGCTGTAGCTGTTGTTGTTGTTAATGTTAAAGTTGTGTTTTGCCTTCCATCATAATTTAAACTACTATCTAAAAAATTATAATTTAGAAATGTTAAATCAAAATTTGGTTCTAATACCTCTATAAATCTTTTATTTACACCGTTAATAGTGCGGTTAATTATAAAATAAATTTCATCATATTCTTTAGTTGATGGGATTATCGCAAAATCTTCAATTAAACCATTTGTTTTAAATCTGGTCCAACAGTTAACCTCTTGATCAGATTCGTAAACAAATTTTGCTATTTGTCCATCTTCCCTTAAAGCCCAAACAGTTGAAACTGGATTTTGCTGATATTCAAAGCGTTTTAAACCGCTTCCAGTAATATGATCGCTTCTAATAGTTACATCTCTAACTTGATATTTAGCTTCACTAGCACCATAATTTATCGCCCTTACCTTTTGTTTGCCTCTTTGGACATACAAAGGAGCGTTATCAGTATATACAGGGTCAATCCATTCACTCCCAAAAGCTATTTGCCTACGTAAAGCAATATCAGTATTAGATAAACCGCTAGAATTGTTAGAGGGTCTCGCATACCAAACGGAATCGGTGCAACCAATCAACAAAACATCATCACTTAGTAGCCACAAAATACTGTCATTAGTTGAGCTTGCAATTGTTCGATTAAATCCATCATCAGCTGTTAAAGAGTTATAATCTTCGTCAAAATTTTCATAATCGCCACTTTTACTAAACCAGATTTTTTGCGGTTCATTTATTGATCCTGCAAAAACCAATCTTTGTTCGTGAAATGATATAGCTCTTGGATAACTACGGTTTAAACCAAATTCGCCTTCTCGCCAAGTAGATAATGCTTTAGCCGCAAAAGATGTTGCGATAATACTTTGTGAAATATAACTAACTGTTGTCGAATTTGTAAAGGCAGTTATTTTTAAATAAGCGTATTCAGTGCCATCTCTAATTAACCACAAACTCCCTACATGATTTGCGGTAAACGGTGTGTGTCCACTAGCTGTCATAGTTCCAGTTGTGCCAACTGCTCCGTGGTTATTTATGCTAACAGTTCTAGTTTGTAATGTATTTTCTTTTTGAAATGGTCCTCTTTGCAAATCTACGTTAGCAAAAGTCCAACTATTATTAGCTAATCGGATTAATTTAAAAAACCCTTTTAACGGGTGAATAATGTAAACAATATCATCTTTTTGCGTGTATCGAATATAATCTAAATCAGCCTCAACAAAAGAATTAGCAACCTCGTAAGGAGTTCCTGCGTTTGCAACAAGAGATTGTTGATAAAAAAACCTAAAATAACCCGCACCAAGTTCGATTATTAAAACTTGATCAATATTATATTTGAATCTCATTAATCTTGTTTTTTTTGTGCTGTCTTTTACTTCGTAAACAAATTTAGTGCCTTTTCTACGAAATAACCAGCCCTGAGGGTGAACATCAAAATTTTCAACTACTGATCCACCGTAAAAAAAAGGTTCAAAATCAGTTAAGCCATCTATATTTGGGGATAATTCACCAGCATTAAATCTTGTTTGAATTTCATCAACTGTTGGCATTATCCTCCTGTTGTTCTAATATCAGCCCAAGTATTACTAGTAATTGCATTTTCTGCGTTAACAGCTTTACCTTGATTAATAGCTAATCCTAAAGCATTTTGATATTGTGCGATTAAATCTTTTTCCCTGCTACTAGAATTTGTTAAATTATAACATATTTTACTAGCCAATAATAAAATAAAAGCCTCTTGAAAAGCCGCACTATATTGGTTTGGATCCGTAACCTTTCCAATATAGGTAATTTTAATATTATCTGTATCGGTAAGGATGTATTTACCTTCAATTGTATAATCGACATCATTTTCTATATCAATAAGCCTAATATATTCAGGCACAACGGGCAATTGAAATTTATATGTCCAGCCATATAACGGTGTTTCATTTACCTTGTTTAAGGCTTGGCGAAACACCGCAAAACTCCAATTTGACTCTTTTAAAATATCGACCAATGCAAAATCATATACTAATTTCAGGTCAGTAGCTTGTTGGCTATTATCTGTGTCAATATCTTGAACACGAGGTTTACCTAATTTTAATAATGCTAAATTGCAAAGGTCGGTTTTAGAAGGCATTAGATTTTATATTCAGTTTTGAATCCGCAAGTTCCACCAGCAGAGCCGATAGTATTTGCAGTAAAAATTAAATCTAAGTCGCATTGTGGATCAGAAGTTAAACCTGCCAACTCCCACAATTCTTTTGCAGAATTAGCAATACTAACATCTTTTAAACCATCTAATGCACGGCTTGCAGTAGCAAGAGTTAAAGCATCAGCTAAACAATTTACTGATATTGTTGCACCGTTAGATTTGTCAGGATTATAAGCGACACCAATATCAAAGTCAGTGCTACCAGTTTGAGCAGTCGTTGAAACCGTCAATTGATGCAAAAGAGCGTTTGATGGAAGTCTCGCAATTCTCCATTTAGAAGTTGCAGAGTCGGTTGTTGCAATAGCTACAATTGAAGTTACTGCTTGAACAGGTGCTCCATTAGTTTTTGCCTGTGGTAATACAGGCGGATTAAGTGCAATATTTGCTAAGTTTACACTTTCGTTTGAGTCTATAACTGCCATAAAATAATAATATAATTAAAGGTTAATAATTAGTCGCATTTAACACGAAGTTTGATAATTTTCTCATCTTCAATTCGAGCTGCCCCAAAATTTAGTTCGATATGCATTTGCATTAAAAAGTTTCTTTCTGGGTTTTCACCAAATTTAGTGATAACTTCGCTTGGCATTCCTAAACAAATTGCTTGATCAGTAAATAAAAGGACTTCACGAACATTAGCGGCTGGAGATTTTAAAAGAACAGTTCTAATAAAATTAATTCCACCCCAAGTACCGATAATTCCTTTATCAAGAACAGCACCAGCAGTAAAATCACGATTAATAATTTTATTGTCTTGCATAAGGGCTAATTCTTCTTCAGGAGAAATTGCACAATAAATCTTTTCGTTAATATTGCCAGTTTTCATATTTTTTCTAAGCAAATATAAACCACGAAGCAATTTATCGGCAGTTAAACCAGTTTTAGTTCCGCTTTCGTTTGAAGTTCCATTGGTTGAAGCAGTTGCGTCTTGATATAAAGTATTAGTTGCGTCAGGAAAAGCAACAGAAGTTGTCCCTTCTTTACCTTCATAAACTACAGAAGTTGCCGCTTCGGCAATAATTTCTTCCTTTTTTCTTTCTACTGCATATTTAAGAGCATTTAAATAGCCAGTATCAAGACCTACAATTTCGCTACGGTTTTGGTCGTATCTGTCAATTGCCACAGTATCTTTAAAAGTGGAAAATGTAATTTTGCGTCTTGTATTAGCAATATCAGTAAGTTCAGTTTTAGAATTTAAAGTATCAACTTTTTTTAGTTCTAAAGTTCCAATTTTATTGATAAAAAGTGATTCGCCTTTGAAAATTTCTTTTCTTGCACAGGCTTGTTCTAAAGCAGATTGTTTAACTTGGACTGCTTCGAGTAATTGTGTGCTAAATTGTTTTGTATGCAACACATTAGTAGTAGATGCCATATAATTATAAATTTAAAATTAAAAATAATAAAAATCGGGGATTACTCCCTCCTAATTGCTACCCCTAATTTCAAAGACTAATTAAAGCTCCCCTTTACTCTTATTTGGACAATGTCATAAAACAAAATAAATAAAATCAATTTAAATGTCAACTATTTTTTTTTAACATCTTTTATTGTTCCTTTATTTTCGCTGGCATAAAAGATTTTTTCACCTTCTTTTTTACCGTATTCTTTTTGCATTGCTTTCTTAATTTTTTTTCCTTTTTTGTTTAATGGCATATAATTTAATTATAAAATTGATCAAATAGTAATTTTTCTTCGGCATATTTTAAGCTATCAGGTTTATTTGATGCCCAAATTTCCTTTCTTTTGGTTTGAAAATCAGACTCACTCATTTTCAAAATTGATTGATTTGTCGTTCCAATATTTCCTTCGCTAATTCTGCTACCAATAGTTTGCATAATTTTAGCAATAATAATTTGGCTATCTTTTGGTAATTGCTCTAATAAATTTTGCTCATCGGGCGTAGTAAATCTAGCAAGAGTTTGATTTGCTAAAGTTAATTTATTTTGAAATTCATAACCCCAATCTTTTTTCAAAGTTTCAATAGCATTTTTTTCTTGTTCGTATTGTTTTTGCCCTAAAGTCTTTTCTAAATTAGCATCAGCATTAAAAATTTCTTGCATAAATTTTTGTGCTAATTCAGGTTTTATACCTAATTCACGAGCTTTGGTCTTAGCGACATTAAGAATTTCGTTCTCAATTTCATAACCTTCAGGTAAAGTATAATTGTAATCCTCGGGTTTATATTCAACTGGTTTATTTAATTCAGCTTCGAGTTCCGCTCTAATAACTTCTTTGGCTTTGCCAAAATGTTTATTTTTATGAAAATAATCTTTTGCCAATTCCTCTTGAGTTTTTGGAAAGTTTTTTGCATATCTTTCAAAATCAGGGTCTTTTCTAACATCTTCAGGAAAAAAAGAATTGTAGTCAAAAGAGTTAGCTGGTTGAGTAGCAGTAATGATTGGTTGATTACTTTCAGCATTTTGTGTTGCTGGAGCGGGAGTTGAAGCATTTAAAATATTTTCAGTAGTCATAATTAGTTTTGATTGTTAATAACCTTTATTGATAAAATGTTTTCGATATATTTGTAGGCTATTTTTAAGCCAACTTGTATATGAGAAGCCAACATATCGTCTTGAGTATACTCTCTAGCCAATACATCGCCATTTATCAATAAATTTCTTTGCAAATCATTTAAAACTTTTTTACCTTCCAGCGTGCCAAAGGTTTGATTATAAGCATTTTCTAAATCTTTAGCTTTAAGTTTTAATAATTCTATTTGATCTTCGTTCATAATCCCGCCTCATTTGCTGTTTTTAATGCCTGTGCTTCAGCGTTAGCGTTAACTAATTGCTGTTGCTGTGCTTGTTGTTGCTGTCTTTCGTTTCTAATTTGTTCAACTTCGGCATCATTTCTAATTAAAGCAGGATCAATTTGTAAAATATCCGCTTTAACATTTACCATTTTATCGAAATTGACTGTGTCCAAGATAGCAGGGTTAATTTGTGCTAAATTTATAACTGACATTGCAAAGGCATCAATTGAATTATTTTTATTCGATCTTTGGGCTTGTGTAATTGGGTTAATAAATTCAGCTTTAATTCTTGGAAATACTTTTTGCCCAGTTGCTTCATCAATTTGCCCTGTTAATTTATTAGGTAATTCATTTAAAATAGCATTTGGAAGTAATGTAAAATTGCCGTCCTCGGCATAAGATTTTCTAAACATTATGTCAAAAACTCTTGATAAAATATCTTCCAAATATTCTTGTAAACTTGTTGCAATACTTCCCATAATTCGGTAGCTTTCGGCTCTTAATTCTAATATTTGCGTAGCTGTTGCCCTTGGGTCATCTAACACAACTAATTTATCAAGGAAAAATATTTTTCTAATACTATCTTGCTTGCCATTAATTAATTCAACTGTTGGTTGTAATCCTTTGGTATCTACAATTGGCTCAACTGCTCGCCCATAAGCTACTGGCGATTTAGTGTAATTTAAAAATAAAGGCGATAAATTTAATTGTTTTTCAAATTGTGCGTTAACAACTAAAGGTGGTCTTAATGATTTTTCGGTAGCTTCGAAATAATCCCGCCACATTCTGTTTAAACTTCTAGCATCGGGTAAAGCTAACAAAGCTAAACCAGTTCCCCAGATTTCACCAGACGACTTTTCACCTCTTGCCACAGCAATTGGAAATGAATTAAAGCCGATTTCTTGTATTAATTTTTTACCTTCAACATCTACCCAATAGCCTACATAAGGCATATTGCCAGAATCAATTTTAGTCGGGTCTCTATCTTTTCTGGGCATTACATAAAGCTTTATTTCAAACTTTTTATTTGGTTCATTTTCACCAGCTTTTTTAATATTTTCGCTAATTTGCCCAAGCTCCTGAAATTTAGTAATAATTTGCTGTGCTGTCATCTCTTGAGAAATAACAACTGTATCAACTTTACCCTCTTCATTTTGTCCAATGTTGTAAGTTCTAATATGTAGCGAGCTAAAATTAACAATTGAAGATTTACCTTCCTCGATTTTCATTGCACAATTACCAAAGCAACCGAAGTCTTTTAAATTTTCTTGATGGGCATTTTCAAAATTAGATTTAGAATTATAAAGCTCATTCCAGATTTTTTTAGTTGTGTCCGCTAAATACTTTAAAACTTCGTCATCTTCGGCAATCTCATCATCTTCAACTTTCAGATCAAACCAAGGAGTTGCTTTATTTGTCAATGTTCCATTAAGAATATTGGCAAAGTTATTTAGTGCTACATAAGAAACACTATCAAACAATGTAAAAACATCTTGTTGATCGCCATCTGTTTTTTTCTGTGTAATATCAGTCTTGGTCGGTCGAAAATACTTTGCTGTGTCTTGCCAGTTTGACTCGTAGTTAGTTTTTACTGCTTTAAAAGCCGAGTCAATTTTTTCTAACTCTTTAATAATTTGCTCAGACATTAAACCCCTAATTTTCTGCGTTCAATAATATTTTGCAAAGATGAGCCAGCAAAAGTTGTTTGCCTCTTTTTTTCTTCTTCGATTCTTTTTAAATCCTCTTGCGATAATATAGTTTGTTGCTGAGCTTGTGCAAGTTGTGCTTCGAGTTCCCTTGCCTGCCCCGCTTTATCTTTCATAGCTTTTTCCGCTTGTTTTTCTCTATTTGCTACATCTGCCGCACTTTCTAAAAATAACCCAGAAACTCCAAAAGCTCCTGAGGATACCAATTCATCGCCGCCAGGAATTGCTGTAACAACTTTGCCAACAGCTGATTTTAATTTTTTTCCAAATCCCATATTTATTCAAATTTAAAATGATAATCAATTGCACGATCTGGTAAGCGTTGAACTTGTCCAAAATCATTACGATAAGATACTGCTAAATATCTAAATGCGTCCGATCCGTGACATGCCCAGTCGTGTTTCGGTTGTAATTTAAATGTATTATTTTTAAAGTCAAAGTCTTTTTTGTAGTTTCTTAGTGCATTTAATCCTGCTCTTGTTGTTTCTTCATTAAAATAGCATTTAGTTAATATTGCCCTTACTGCGTCAATGCCATCATCAATCGATAATTTTGGGGCAATGTTAAATCTTAAACCTAATTCTAAAGCTGTGTCGATCCTTGATTTTCCATTACTAAACTCTCTTACTTGTATATCGTGAGGGGCGTAGTGTCTCTCATAAATATAAACCTTGTTTTTTAGCTCTCTTATGTAATAATCTAAGCCCTTGCCGTTAGCTTCGAAGTAGTCAATGACTCTTACTTCATTGCCGATAAATTGAGCAAACCAAATTGCGGTGGCATCACCTACCCCTAAATCCCAGAATGTTGAGACTGGTAAATTGCGTTCATATTCAAACTTGCCAATTTTTCCTTTCTTTTCTAATTCTTGGATTAAGTCCGAATAATAAGCCCCTTCGATTGGGTTAGTAAATGAACAATAATATTCTTGATTGAAAAAGTCTAATGTTTTACCTCTTAATATTAACTCATTTTTTACCTGCTCCAATTCTTTTAAATCAATTGCTTTTGTGTCCTCAACTGTTTTAATTTCAGTGTGCCAAGTATCTATAAGCTTTTGAGCCATGTTGAATAGCTCGTAAGAGTGATTCTGCCCCTTGGGCGTGAAGTTAAACAATGCGAAGCCTCCAGTAGCTCTAAGCATAGGCTCGATTGTTTCCCATGCTCTTGGATCCTGTTCTGCATACTCACTGAAGCAACAGCCTTTGATTCCCGCACCCCTTAAATTATCTGGATTATCACTTCCTACTATTTGATAGATTGAGCCATTTTTCAAAGTAATTTTTAACTCGCTTTCGTTTTTTTGTTTGATTAATTGTGCTGGAATATAATCAATGTATTTTCGCCCACTTATATCAGTTTCTTGCCAAATTGATTTTTTACCCTGCGCGTAAGTCGGGAATATATGCCAATAAGTTCCAACTTGTTCAAACACCATCGCATAAAGTAAGCGATTCAAAGCAAATAGATCCTTGCCAGCTCTACGATGCCAAATGTAAATCAGTCTTCTTTTTTCAAAACTAGCTTGCCAAAGTGTTTTTTGATAATCGCGAAAGCTAAAATTGTGGGGTATTTCAATTTGACTAGTCAAGCTTGTTTGTGTCTTTACTTTTGTTTAGCAACTCTAAAGCTTGAGTTGCCGGGATCACTACTATATTATTATTAGTTTCTTGTTTCTCTTCGCGATAGTTGAGGTCATATTTTTTTCGAAACTTGACTTTTGCCAAATATAATTCAAATTGTGATAATTCAGATTTCTTACGAACACTCGCGTTTGTGTCGTTAGCTTCTATTGATTCTAAATGTTCTCTTGCTTTTTCTACTTGTATGTCGCTTGCTATTTCTAGTGCGATATCTTTACGCGCGCGATATTGCTCATTGTTGACAACTTCGCAC